TATGCTTTTAGCTACTTAGCAATTAGTCCTATCAAATAAATATTTGATTATCCAACTCTTCCAGATCTTCTTCAGCATATTCTCTAACGTTTTTTCCACATCTTTCAAACATATATTCTGCAAAGGCGAAAGGCAATTCTCGACCACAATTAGTTTCAAGCCTATAAATATTATGATTGCAGAAGTAAAAATCCTTTATAAAGAATTCTTTTCCGCAATATGGAATCATGCTTTTGATGAAATGAATATATCCGAAAATCAATGCGTTACCACAATACTGTGGAGACGGAGTTTCAAACTCGCACCGCATATCCTTAAGAGATCTTATTCGCACTTTGTCGCCTATCTGATACATTAAAAATCACACCTCTTTTCAAACATATATTCCTCAAAAGTAGATAAAAGAGGGGCTCTATTTATGGTTTCAAGTAGATAACATTTACGCCCATCCACATATCTTAGTTGACGAATATGATATTGCTGCCCACAAAAAATAACCATGTACTTTAAAAAACCTGTCCCTTTTCTTATTAATAAATTCCCAACATAGTACGGCGGCATCGTTTCATATTCACACAGCATATCTTTTAAACGCCTCATTTGCACTTTGTCGCCTATCTGATACATTAAAAATCACCTCTTTTCAATAGGTCATTTACGATGTTCTTAAAGAGTTTGCGTAATTTCGGGTTATTTTCTATAACCTCATGTTTTGAGGTTACATTTGCCCTCTTCATGCGATTACTCCATACGATGCCATATCTTGCAGACATTTCACCATAAATACGCCGCAATGTGGCATTATACCCCAGAGAGTTGTCGCCACGCCTTTGCGCAAGAGGAGCTGCCACCATTGAACAAGTGACATCGATTAGTTCTACCGGTGTAAGATCTAATTTTCTTACATTCATATTATCCATAATGTGGTATGTAAATGTTGTTCTTTCAACAATTCTGGATTTTAAAAAGTCAAGAAAATCTTTGCCATCACAATGTCTTGTTTCGTATGTCCGACTAAAGCCCCATACACGGCAAAACTCATTAATAGTTTCATTGATAAGTTGTTCTGTTTTTCTACGTGCTGTCGTTTCTTTCCCAAATGTTTTTATTAAAAAATGGTTATATACATTAGTAAGCAAAACGCTTTTCCATTCATCCTCGCCGAGCACTCTTCCAAGAATTTGTTCGTCGCGTGTAGCCCTTTCAATCTTTTTCATGTAAATCTATCCCTTCTTTTTTTATTATGTAGTTATATGAAACTACATATCAGTAATACTATTGGTTGCATTATTTGGTGACTCGTGCAGGAATTGCACCTACGATTCCATCCTGAGAAGATAGCGTCTTAACTACTTGACCAACGAGCCATAAGCCCATAAGGGCTTTTTAATACTATGGGATTATTGGAGGTGAAGAACCATAGTATGTATCAGGAATTACCCTCGCACTGTGGTTGGAGTGGCTGGACTCGAACCAGCGGAATGACGGAGTCAAAGTCCGTTGCCTTACCTCTTGGCTACACTCCAATATAGCCCGTAAAAGCGGGCATTTTTACAACCTTTTGCCATCAATAGTCTCGAGCATATATTCCGTCCAAGCCCAACGCTGGATTCCATTTAATGTATATTCACCTGTATCTCCCCATCCTCTACGCCGAAGCTCTGTTATACTGTGAATTTCTCCGCAATATATATACATTGATGGGTTAAAGCTTAAATATGAAATTTCGGGGCGTAATGGTTCATCTTCTTGATCGTTGTAACCATATTCGCAAAGCAGGTCTTTTTTACGCCTTATTCTGACTTCATTGCCGATTTTTAGCATTATGAACACCCCTCCCGATAATTTTGTATGGAATCTGAGTTACTCCAAGTTTTTTGGCGGCAATGTACCTGGCATAGCCGTCTTTCAAAATTTTGTTGCCCTTAGCATCAAGCTTTATAGTTATGGGGCTATCGAAAATCCCATAATAGTTATAGAAACAGATAACTCTGTCTATCTTTTCTTTTTTGGGCGGATGATTCATAAAGTCTCGCGGTATGTATACTTTATCCACGTCTATAAGCTTTTTGAAGTTACTCATAAAAGCGGGGCGACTAATGTTTACAACTATCGCATTTATAGTTGTTAAACCGTCACGCTTGGCAATTTCGTAATCTCTTCGACCTGTAATCAAAGAATATGTATCACGGGAATTTCGCCGTACAATTACAACGAGTTTTTCTTTTGTGCCGAGTTTTTCAGTGTCGATGGACTTCTTGTGTACACTATCTGTAAGCATGATGTTTCTAATTGGTATAGAAATCGCCTGTGCCGCCATTCTTAACCTGAAATTTTTTATATTGTTAAAACAGTACGCCATAGTTTTTACCTCCTATTTTTTCATAATGGCTGGTGTGCCATTCGGGATTTGAACCCGAGACCTTTCGATTAAAAGTCGAATGCTCTACCAACTGAGCTAATGGCACATAGACCGCCGTGGCGGTCAGCATTGTAACCCACGGTTACATAGATTACAATTTGATTACAAAGTGGTGACACAATTCAATCGACCGTGTTACTTAAATGTAACTCGCAAGCTTTTTAGCTTGCATTTGAATAAAAAAATAACGACGGATTAACCAAAGTTGACCCGCCGTTAAATATATAAAATGGACACTTTTCAGCCTTGTGGATAACCTACGGTCAAGTTATGACACACCTTAACCAAACCCAAGGATTTTGTAAAATCTTAATTGTTGGGTTTTAATATTTAAGCTTTAGACAATTATAAACTTTGAACTTTTGTAATTAAGTTTTCAGCTTTGTGCCTTAAGCTTTATCTTCTTACTCATAGTCGGGCAATATCCCAAGAATGAATACCATATATCTTCGTAATGGGATTTCCTGTTTATATACAACACGAAACAAAGTTACGATCTATTATTGCTATGCCATGTTTTTATTATTTTACTTTGTGAATATGGCAAAAAACACAAAGGTCATAAAATTAAAGGTTTTCAAAAAGCGCCCACTTTTTATTTAGTATGAGATTTCGATTTCGGTTATAGCGTTTGATACGCTAATAGCTGAGTCAAAATCGACCTTAAACTTGTCGATACGATCAACAAGGTCGGAAATTATTTCGGCGGTATCAAAGCCTTCGATAATTTCAAAAGTGTTTGCCTTTATAAAGGCGGCTTTTGCTTCCTCTATTTCCTTTGTGACAGCCTTGCCGTCCTTTGAACCAAACATTCCGAGTACATACTCGTCGGCACGCTCCTGCAATGTTTCGCCGTTCTCATAGTTACATCTGTCCTGTGCGTTTTTAAGTTGCCTTGACATATGCTTTACGAGTTCTTCCTCAAATTCTATGCCGTGATTCTTGTATTCAATAGCCTCGGCAATAGTCAGCTTCATGCCCTGTATTGTAACTTCGGTCTCGGCATTTGAAAGTGTAACGGCACGCTTGATTGCCTTGCGTCTTTTTATAATGTCAGTTATTTTGTCATAGCTCGCCTTAAAGTCATTCTTGGCTTCTTCGATAGAAATACCGTTTATCTTTGTGTTGCTATGCTTGTTCTCAACCACAAATTTTGCGTCTTTGATAAGGGCGGGTATCCTCTTATCGAGAATCTTAAGCTCACAAAGAGCTTGGTGAATTGTCATTTTTTCATTTGTCATTTAAAAAACTCCTTTAAATTTTAAAATTTACAAGCCTTGCTTGCATTAATGGTGGCTCACACAGGATTTACACCTGTGCTCTCACTGGGGATAAGAGTCTATTTGAGCCATAGCGATGCAAAGCATCGCATTCAGAAAAAAAGAAGGGAATGCCCAAAATGGGCTGGTGACTCACGCAGGATTTGAACCATGCAATTCCGCCCTGAGAGGGCGGCGTCTTAACCGTTTGACCAGTGAGCCATAAGGCGGAAAACTCCGCCTATATTACTTTTCTTTAAAGGTTGGAGAGCAACTTTCAAAGAATTCTTTTACGTTGACATTGTATTTCTCAAGAATCGCAACGATGACTTTTTGTACCTTGTCCCATTCGTCATCTTTGATATACTGAATATACGGTGTCTTGCGATCGCCACGCTTTTTGAGGTCTATCCCATAGCGATAACTAAGCTGCTTGTACAGCATGCTGAAAGCCACGCCGAAACTGATATGCAAAGTCGAAGCAAACTTGCGCATAACTCTGTTGAACATTTTGCGGTCTGAAATATGTAAGACCTCGGCTGTTAAAAGCTTGTTTGACGTTTCAATCCTGTCGATATGACGCCGCTGAAACGCCGTGTAAGCCTGGGCGGCTGTCGCAAATTCCATGATATCACCCGTGGCGAAAGCCTTGCCGATTGCCGCTTGGAGCTTTTCTTCGTCGTCGATATCTTGCGTGAGAAGTTCGGGTTTTTCCTCTGCGGTATGTTCGACAATGTTTAGGAGCTGTGTCCTGACCTCTTGGGCTATCTTGCTGTCACGAAGAAGCATGCCTATTCTGAGGACGGCACGCTTCGAGAAACACTTGATACCTCGGTTTGGAATTTCAAGGCGGGTATTATCGTCGATTTGGATAACTAAATTAGTTCGGTTTTGAACTAACGGAACATTTTGTTCCGTTAGTAAATCTTTAAATACTTTTGGCGTTCTATTTGCAACGCCATCGCCCTCGATCTCGGTACGGTTTCGCTGGCAACAACGCTTTATAGTATCAACGTCAACCTCATAATAATCCGCCACCTGTCTAATAGTCATACAGTTCATATCGGGTATCAAAAGCAGTTTCTTGACCTTATCAAGAACCTCAGTTCTGGCAATAAGCTCGTTTCTGAGGTCATGGTTGTCTACCATGCTTTCGCTCGTGATGATTTTACTTTCTGGCATAATTTCACCTCCTCTCTTATAGAACTAATTGGGCGTCTTGTCTAGTTAGTAACCCAAATTATTAAGGGGACAAGTTGTCCCTTTAGTAAATTTAAAAGATATTAGGTTTGCCATACTTAACTTTTAAGGCCTATAATAACCGCAATCACCGTTATAATCAGATTAAGCAGTGCGCCGATCCACAGTGGTGATACCACCCAAAGCCAACTCCAGCATATAACCTTAGTCAGTTTCAGTATGATAAATACGATAGTAAGCAGTCCACAAAAAACCAATTTCGCCGCTCTTCATGATTATTCTCCCTCCCTTACAATATGAAATTTATCCACACCGTAAATTACGCCAAGCGATCGCCCGTTGTCAAAATTGCAATGAATTGTGCCAGCGTCATCGACATGGTCAACCGTTCCAAGCGTATTCGGCTCAACTGGATATGGGTCATCAACCATTTTCTCAAGGCATATTCTTGTACCCTCGGTGAAAACTCTTTTGAGCCAAGATATCCTCTTGTCATTGTATAAACTCATACCTTACCTCTTTCAAACTCGATAACACCGCCATCGGCATCAACGACAACTGGGCGAATTGATAGGATATTTCTTGTGAATAAAAACGCACAGGCTAATGGCACGGCAATAACCGCACTCTCGGGCATAGCTATAGCCATAACGCCCATAGCAAAGCCGAGAACTTTCTGCATAATCCACAACACTTTGGCTGCTTTTCTTTCAAGAATGCGGCTTTTATAGCTTTCTATGCGCCTTTTAAGCTCTATTTCTTCTTTGTCACGTTCTTCTGCGTGCTTAACAGACCTGATCAATTTTGTCAGGTCGTATGTATTATGTACGTTTTCAAAAGCGTCCATAAAAACACCTCCATTTTAAAATAATAATAATGATTTTCTGATTACGCCTGAAAATCACCATAAAATCTGGCGTTGGTGCGACTTATGGGGCTTGAACCCATGACCTCCGCATTAAAAGTGCGTTGCTCTACCAACTGAGCTAAAGTCGCAAGCGCAGGCATCTCATTACATTCCCATATGTTGGGATAAGCACTGTACCTGCTAAGCCAATTTCCTTTTGTATAGTATTGGCAAACTATACTGGTGCCGCTAACGAGATTTGAACTCGCAAGGATTTTACTCCGAGGGTGTTTAAGACCCTTGTGTATGCCATTCCACCACAGCGGCTTGTCTTGCCCACAACCCACAGAAGGCAAGTAATGTACGGCTCATCCGTACTTCCCTACGTATTCAGCGACTGATGCCACCGATGCGCGTCTAAGGACTGCAACGTCCTTTGGTGACTCGTGCAGGATTCAAACCTACGACTCCGCTCTGAGAAAGCGGTATCTTAATCACTTGACCAACGAGCCATAAGGCGGCTTTTAACCGCCTGCGAATAAAAGAAAGGAATTAAAAATCAATGCTAATATCTTATGTAGTCCTCTACACGAGGGTTGGCACAATGAGCATAAATCACCACCTCCGTTCCTGCTCATACCAGCCGAGCCCAATATTTCAATATCACCTAAGCCTTGCAATAAACCGCAGTAATAGACTTTTAGCGGGTTATGCCGTACTTAGACGCCGCAAATTATTTAACGTGGCTTGCGGTTACCACTTACTCAAATGAGCAAATAAAACACCTCTTTGATATAAATTCACCTTATAGGCAATTAGATCATGATGCCATACTTGCGACAATACGCCACAGCCTCGCTCTTTGTAACAACGCCGTCATGTAATGCTTTAAGAATGGCAATAGCAAGTTTATTCATAATATTATCATCTCCTTATCTTCTCTTAGAAAAGTGCATTGACATACACTGGACAGCAAACTTTTCCGCTGCTGATTTACCGCCATGGCGTGGCACTTCAGCTAAAATCAGCCGAGGTCCCTGCTTACTCGGCTTTGGTGGATATTCAACATTTAAACGCCTTATAGCACATTCTGCCGTAATCATAGAATTAGTTACAGCAAACTGGTCTTTAAACCATATTTTTGTATCGTCGTAATATGTATAAAAAATTACGACTCTATCTTTGTGTTTTTGTCCATGATAGACAAAAAAAACGGGGCGTTTTACCCCGTCAACTATAAGCATGCCCTGCCCGTATATACCGCCCTTTAAAACATGGAAGCCATGAAATTTAAGGGGCTTCTGAGCTATATTAAGTGAATTTTTCATACAAATAACCTCCATTTTTCTGATTTTAAAGACAGATTGACCCTCGGAAGTTTTACTAAGTGACGCCTTTTAGGTCGTTTTGAGTAAAATAAATTCCACAAGGGTCAAAAAAATCTGCCTAAAAATTTGCACAAAAAAAAGAGCGACAATTATTCTGTCGCTCAATGTGCGTTGGTGAGGGGCTTTTGCAGATACCCCTCAGAACTGATTATATTATGCCTTTACAGGCTCGGCTTCTGTTGCTTCTGGCTCGGCTTTTGCCACCTTGCTCGCTGTCTTTTTAGTTGACTTCTTAGCTGGCTTTTTAGCTGGCTCTGCTTTTGGCTCGGCTGGCTCTGCTTTTGCCGTCTTTTTAGCTGGCTCCACCTTTATTATTTCTGACTCGGCTGACTCGTCAGACTCCTGCTCAAGCTTCTCCAGCTCTGCATAATTATCAGCGTCGAGTATACCCTGCTCACTGAACGCAAGCGTTGTAGCAAGAGCAACCTCATCTTTGCATTTACCAAAATTCAGCTCTTTAAACAAAAAGTTGATAAACTGCAAAACTGAAACAGGTTTAACAGTCCAGCCATCAACTATCATATCCCTGTTGACACGCACGTACTTAAAACAGTGCGCCTCCAGAGTGTCGATGTCGGTGCTCTGGCAATGTACATCAACGTTCAGCCACTTCTTGATGCCTTTAAGCTCCTCAAAGCAGGCTGACTTCGCTTTATTTGCGTTGAGCTGGTTATCTTTTGATGGATTACTTGCGTTTATACGCTTAAGTATACCATAAGCCGACAGTTTACCCTGCAACGCCTTAAACGGACGCATCCAGAGGTTGAACGTTTCTCTGTCGAGCTCGTCAGAGAACAGGCTTCTCGAGAAGTTGATAGCAAAGCCGTGTCTCTCGAGCAGGGTATACATCCCCCTGATGTCCTTGCAATTCATGCTCTTGATGAAGTCCTTTAAACCTGCACACTGCTCAGAAGTTGATGCGACTACCTCGACACCATCGATCGCTGATTTTTTGAATCCTATTTCAGCCAAAAAGTTGTTTGTTGTTGTCATAATAGACTACCTCCAATAAATTTTAAAATTTGAGCTTTAAAGCTCTATTCAAGCCCACGAGCCGACGGCTCACGGGCTTTATATAAAACTTTAAAACTACCCTGCTTAATTCAGGGCGTTTAAAGATTAAGCCGTTTTTAGTCGTATCAGCAGAGCCTTGCAAGCTCGAAGGCTGTAGTAGGCACAGTAAACCTCTACTCCACAGGGCATCACGCCTGTTTCTTTGCTCAGTTTGGCTCTCTGCTATTCCAATACCGCAATGGTACGATTGCTTACTGCTTCAATCGTCAGGGTATAGCTCGCCCATAAAAAGCGGGGTCATCGCCGATACTCGCTGAAATTTCAAGCAGAGCCTGAGTTACTGCTGATTATATCACCTATTCAGGCTGTAACAATGGGACGTCAGCGGTATTTCACGCTATCTATAATAGCAGTGATATTTCACACAACTATATCAACACTTTTTGTTGTGAGTGCTGAAGCTATAGATGCCCATTGCTCAGGGGCTGATAGTATGAGTTTTTCAAGTTACTGAAGTTTAAAGAGGTTCTGCTCTATGCTACTACATATCACAGGGCTTGATATTTGCTGTGGGTCACTGTATTGTGTAACCCCTTGCCCTGTCGACAATGATAGTATAAGCTATATTGAATTAAAAGTCAATAGCTTTTTTGAAAATATTTAAAATCTAAAAAATGCTTTTTTCTTATAAAAAGGAAGCAAGGGTCAAATGCAAGCTATTTTGATAAGCTTGCATGAGGGGGTTAATAAAAAATATTTTTGTGCCCAGAACGCCGAAGAATCAAAGAGTAACACCAACTTTCACATCCGCCCTATTTTCGCAATCTTTTCTTCCGCTCCCCTCCCCTTTTTCATCCACGCATCGTCACTTTTGCAAAAAATGCGATTCTTTGTAACGCAAGCTTTTAGGCTTATGAACGCAAGGTTTTTTGGTGACGCCCCCGAAAGAAAGCTTGTATTTCGCACATTTGTAAACTTTTTGTGAACGCATTTCTCAAAGGCATAAGCATTTAACGCCGACTTAATCCGCCGCCAGAAAGCGACACGCAACCGTGGCGCCATTTCAGCCCCAACGATCAATCTGAGTCCCATCCTGCAATCGTGCGCTCAGCACGCTTCGTGCTTGTGCTTAATAGATTTATGCCTTAAAAATAATTGTCAAAAAACGCATAGGTATTTTCTAAAAAGCTTGACATTTAGCCAAAAATGGTGTATAATATGTATATAAGGACAAGGGTGATAAACCCCATAGATAAAAGGAGATAGACATATGAGACATTACAAAATCAAGCACGCCCAGCAGGTATTCAGTGGTTCGACCGCCCCAAAACTTGAGTGCAACGTTATCGACATTGGCGACGCCGTAAAACCAAAGCGCCCCGAAATCGAGAAGCGTCCACGCAACAATTCGCCGTACACCTCACATGGCAAACCCAAGGCAACCCCTGGCGATCCAATTCGAGACATGGCGGATATCCAAAAGGCAAAAGAGTTCTTGCTCAACAACGGTAAGACTAGACGCATCAGGCTTCGTAACTACATGTTCTTCACCCTCGGCATTTCAACGGGACTCCGTGGTGGCGACTTAGTTAAAATCAAGATTGGCGATGTGATTACTGAGGGCGGTAGATTTAAAAGCTATATCAGCTTGTTCGAGGAAAAGACCTCTAAGCACAACAATCCAAAGCTTAATTCATCATGCCGTGAAGCAATCAAGACATATCTCGACTACATCGGCGACTACTCCCTTGAAGACTATCTGTTCAAATCCGAGAAAGGCGGTTGTCTTGACCAATCACAAATCTATAGAATCATTCATTCGCTTCAAACCGACCTTGGGCTACCATACCACTTGAGCGCACATAGCCTCAGAAAGACCTTTGGCTACTGGACAATAAAGATGCACCCCGACGATTCAAGAGCTCTTGTGACACTCCAGAGAATGTTAAATCACGATTCACCCGAGACTACACTGATTTACTGCGGAATAACTCAAGACGACAAAGACGCATTCTACGATGACATGGATACACTGTTCGATGAGGCTACAACCATATAACTTCTCGCTACAGGTCTAAGACGTTTATACGAAAGCCGACATAAGCCGGCATAAGCAACTTGACAAATCACAGTACGCTGTGCATAAAATGGGCACAAATCTCAAGCCTTGCCAAATCAAGGTTCAATGCAGTTCTAGCTGACAGTAATTAAGCAAAGAAAATCCTGCCGCATTGAATTGGCAACAAACTTGAGTGCGTTTGTCCGAAGTGGCAGGTCACTGGAGATTAAACTCTGCTACTGGTCTTGTGAATGCAGGCGCACCTATAGGTGAAAATTTGCAAGCCCCCTGATTTGCTTGGCATAAGAAAAGAAAGAAAAGAAAGAAGCAAAGAAAAGAAATAAAAGAATTATTATATTATAATATATATATATATTAATTCTTAAATCACTAGATTTATCTAGTGATTTAAGAAGAGACAATAATCTAGTATTATAACTATTCTTGAATAATAAATATAAGATTATTGTCTCTAAAAAGAAAGAATAAATAAGAAAGAAAAGAATTAAATCAATGCCAATATCTTTCAAAACCATTTGACGGTTAAGACCAATAAAGGAGAAAGATATGGCATTAAACAAATTATACTATGTGTACGGACTTGATACTGCGTGCCTTTATGCACCAGAGGAAAGTGCTATTGAACAAAAGATTATCAAGGCACGTTGCCTTCGAGCTACGCTCAAAGACAGAATTGCAAAACAAAAGATAACCCCTTGTCTTTGTAAAGGCAAAAGGCCCATAGCAAACAAAGACAGCAAAACCCCATACGTTGGAAAACATCAGAAGCGTCTGCGTTTTCTCAACGATTACATAGCCAGTCACAAGGCATTACTCAAACAAGAGCTTGCTAAAAACGTGTCGCTTACACGAACCGTGATACCTGACAAGCTCAATATACGTCGCCAGATTTCAATATTTGGCTCTTCCCTTACAAGATATTTCAACCTAAAGGAAAGAGAGCTTAACGAAGAAATCGTAATTGTAAAAGTTTATTTCTTCGATGTTGCCAAGAGTATTGTGAAGAACGGATTTTACATGAACGGTCACAAATACGTTTTCTTCTCAAGCAGTGCGGGGCAAATCAGAACTAAAAAACTTGTAGCTGTTCGTGAAGATTTACTCAACAAGTATTGGAACGCATTGACGGCGGGCTTGACAATTGAAAAGATTAATGAGCAAGGTGGCATGAATGTAAATAAATTTCTTGCCTACCTTGCTCTTTGTAATTCAGCTACTGATTTATGGTGTGACTTCAACATTGATGAGTGTATTGTAGTTGACGACTTTGAAACTCTTGTACATGGTACGGTTGATTTTATAGACGATAAGACCTATAGGATTGAAAGACAAGAAATGAATATACCGATCACGCACACCGATGGCTGTGGAATGATACTTCCAGAACTGAGTACAAAAAATTTCATGACAAGATTGCCATGGGTCAAAGGTCTGCTAGCAAGTTTTGACTTTGTGAAGTTTATCAAGGATAATAATTGCGACCCCGTGATTACTGACGTCTACGGCGATAAGCATAATATCCTTGAGGAAAATATCAAAATCATATTTACCAAGAGTCAGTTCAAAATGTGGAAATATTATTCAAACTGGGGTGAATATAAAAACAACTTCAAGAAATATGGAAGCACCGCAGGTAAGTGTAACATAGAAGAAGGATACATCCCATGTGCAACGATCAACTACCAAATGATACAGACACTAATTGATACCACTGACAATGAGATAGCCGCACTTGCCCATAAGAGCATGAACGATATTCGCAACCTCGCAACCGATAAAGCAACAATGCTCAAGGTTTTCGGAGCTACAAGCTACAACAAAAATATGAACGGCTTTCAAAAATGTCTTAAGTTATATCCCGAGCTTTTATCAGACCCATATTCTCGTGCCACCCTTAAAGACATCAAACATAGCCTTGAGACCGATCAGTGGGCGGCTAAATTCAAAACAAGCGGTAAATATACGTTTGTTGTTCCAGACCTTTATGCGTTCTGCGAATATTTATTCTTACATATATCAAATCCTAAAGGACTTTTAAGCAACGGTGAAGTAAGTTGCAAACTGTTCAAAGATAATATCGAGCTTGATTGTTTACGTTCGCCGCACCTCTACATCGAACATGCCATAAGAACAAATCGTCATGTTGACAGTTGGTTTAATACAGATGCAATCTATACAAGTTGCGCCGACTGCATATCGAAAGTTTTGCAGTTCGACAACGACGGAGACAAACTATTGGTGATTCCAGATGAAACACTAATAAACCTTGCTAAACGAAACTTGCAAAAGTATGACATAGTACCGCTCTTCTATAACATGGCTAAGGCGGGGGCAAAAGAACTTACTCCCGATAGCCTGTACGACGGATTAATATGTGCCTACACTGGTGGCAATATTGGCGAAATAAGCAACGCCATTACCAAGGTTTGGAATAGCGGAGTAATCGACCAAGAAAAAATCAATGTTGTTAAATGGCTCTGTATGGAGAATAACTTCGTCATAGACTACGCCAAGACCTTGTATAAACCTGTTCGTCCTGATTGGGTAAACGAAATTATTTCTAAGCACGTCAAGAGCAGAGTCCCACATTTCTTTCAATATGCTAAAGGCAAAGAAATCAATCAAGTAGAAGAAAGAGGTTTAAACACGGTTGACAGAATTAAGTCGTTGACCCCCATACAAAAGCTTAACTTTAATTTTAAGAACGACAATGTTGGAAAGTTTGATTATAGATTTCTGCTAAAAAACGAAGAAATTGAAGTCGATGAGAATGTGCTTCAACGCTTTAGGGATATATCAAGCAATCTAAGGTTTTGCGACTCAGATGGAACGGCACTCAACTACCAAGCCGTATACGATCAAGCAAAAGAAGAAATGCTTATGCTCGGTCATAACATTGACGATGTCGTAGATATGCTTGTAGAGGATTTATTTCACAGTAGACGTGTTGAAAAGAAAAAAGCATTTTGGGAAATGTTTGGCGAAGTTGTGTACGAACATTTGTCGAACAATTTATCACAAAATTATATCCAGTGTGCCCACTGTCAGAAAAGATTTTATCGTGAAAACCCGAAACAAATTTACTGCAACAAATGCCAAAACAAGAAGTCCATCAAAACAAATACCAAGATTCTTCAATGTGCAGGTTGTGGCAAAACCATAACAGTAAGTACAAGATGCCATCGTGAAGCCTACTGTCCTGAGTGCAAAATTCATGCAAGAAATGCGGCAAGACTGAGGGCATATTATAAAAATAAGCATCTTGTGTAGTACAACAAAACTAAAACGAAATCCCCGTAAACGACGTATCTACGTTGTTTGCGGGATTTTTTTGTATATAAATTTCAAAAAATTACACCCCTTATGGAGAGGAAAAGTCAATATACAAAGAACGGGCTGTCCTACGCTAGCGTTATAATCTTATCAAGTGCGCAGTTATAAGTTAGGATATATCTCCAAAAATATAGAACAAAAGGATTAGATAAATGATTGAAATTAACAAGTGGGAAGAAAAACAATTAAGAAAGACTATACCGAACCTGTGCGTTGCAAGAACTGGTAAAAGTAAAAAGGCTAA